CTGAATCGAGATCGAATGTAGGTTCGAGCGCCTGTTTGACGCCTGGCTTGCTGTAGCCCTCGACGGTGCGCAGGAAAGAGAGGAGCGTGTTGCGACGTTCGGCGAGCGTGGCCATCGGCAACGGGATCAGGCCGAGCACAGTCTCCCAGCGGTCGAGAAAACTCCACGCGCGATCCGGTAGGAAATCCTCCTGTAGCTCGAAGATCTTCGAGACAGACAGCCCGAACATTTGCGCCTCGACGAACAGCTCGCGCTGAATAATAGACGCCGGATCCTGCGAGTAAACTCCCTCGGGCAAGAGGGATTTGAGCGCCTCGTATTGAGCCGGGGCATGGACGGCGGCGCGCCGGTAGATCTGGCGGATCTCCTCCGCCGTCATCGCCCGCGGCCAGATTGCCGTTGCCGACAGTTCGGCCTCGAGATAGTTCTCATAGCCGCCCGCGCCGTCACCTCGCACGCCGAGCAGCACCGTTGCCCCTGGCGCGCCGCCGATGTCTCCGTCGGTCGAGTTGTCTTTGCCGAGGAAAATTCCGTTTGCGTAGTACCGAACGATCACGTCGGTGTCGCTGCGCCATTCGCGAACGACGGTCACGATTACTTGATGCTCGGTGCCGCCGGCGTCCTCGGGCCAGATCAGATCCGCCCCGATGTTGCCGGCCTCGAGTGTGCCGGTCGTATCCTCCCAGCGCATCCGCACGGTGACATGGCGTGACGGCACATCGACCACGATCAGCTCTACGAGAAATTGCAGATCCTCGCCCGCGCCGGATCGGAATCCGTAGCTCGCTACTGTGCCGTGGCCGGCGGCATCCTGCGCGGCGATATCCAGACGCACCACAAATGCGATCGTCATCGAACGCCGGAGCGATAGGTCGGCTGCAGTGTCCTCGCCCTCGAGCGCCGTCGGCGTGGCGCCGGTAAACACGCGAGCGAATCCCGAGATCCCGTTTTGCACCACGGCCGGGCGATCGTTTGGCGTGCCGTCCGCGTCGAGATCTGGGAGCGTGCCCGCGGCATCGCTCACGAGAACCCCCGCCGCGGGCTCGAGCATCTTCCAGTTGACGATCGGCGGGCCGTACAGATCAGCCAAGCGAGAAACCTCCGGCGATGTCCTCGGGCAAGCCGGACGGCGCTCCGATCACGATTGCTGTTCCGTCGGCCAGGCCGGCCTCGTAGCTGAACGGATCAAACCAGAGGATCGCCGTGAGATCGTTCGACGGAAACCCAGCATAGGGATCGCCGGCACCAGGCGCATTTTTCGCCCACGGCAAAACCGTGTTGTTGACGCGGAGCCATTCGTGTTCCACGTTGCCATCGTTCAGTACACTGAGAGCATTGTTTGTCTGGCCGGAGATGACTTGCATGATCCAGCGCAGCGTCGTTGACGTGCCGACAAATCCATTGGGCGCTACAACTCCATCATCCCGCGACCAGAACAAAGGGACGAGATCGCGCGCACCCGATTCATGCGGAGAGGTGAAGGTGTCCCCGACGTTTTCGTATGGCTCCCCCTTCACCTCCTTGAAATTCGCCGTCGTTGCTGCGCCGAGGTAGGCGAACCCGCCGAATCCTGAATAGGTGGAGCCGGAAAGATCGTCGTCGCCATAGGTGGATAATTGAGAGACTTGTTTCCCTCCCTGGTAGATCACCATATCGAAGACGATCGCAACGTTGTCACCTGGATCGAACACCTGATCGTGTAGCCATCCGCCAATCGGTCTGCCCGGCGTGAAATCCTGTGCGAGCACGGTGACGAATCGATAGGGAGCCGTCGTCTCGATGATGCCGAAGAAAAAATGATCGTTGCCGTTATTGTTCGCAGTGCCTGCCGTGAAGTTCGTCCCCGTGGGAACGGCGTCCGTTCCGCCGCCGGAAAACACGCCCTCGTCGGTGGCGCTGGGAACCTGCGTCGAACTCGGTGATCCGCCCGTGAACTTTGCCGCGGCGGAATACTTGCCGCGTTGCGTGGCCGCGGTCCCGCTGCCAGATGCTGAGCCAGCAATGAACTGCATCACGATCTCGATGCCGCCGTCCGGCGCCTGGATTCGATACCAAGCATTCGCGTTCATGCCACCGGCACCAGTGCCGCGTACGGTGATGATGTCTGTGGTCGCCGAATAGAGCGCCAGGCCATCGCCGCTCGACTTGACGACCCAGCCCGCGAGCTTGAGTTGCGTCTTGAGATCGTACCAACACCACGAGTGGTTGCTCGTGCCGCCTGCCGTCGCGAATGTGGTCCAAGTCATGGCGTGCGCCTCACGAGCACTCGTTGCGGGATCAATAGTTCGACGGAGTCATCGTTCGGGAACGCAGGATCGTCTGGCGTGACAGTCACCGCCGGCACCAGCGTTGCCGCATCCCGCACGCCGGCAATCAATAGCGCGATGGCCTCGAGCCTCGATGGATTGATCGAGTCTTCCCAGTTGCCAACGCCGTGATCGCCGATCGCCGGTCCGAGCGAATCGATGAATTCGAGGATCGCATCCCGAACGGTATCGGTGAGCGGACCGCCGGCGTAAACGACGTCAGTAGCAACCGGCGCGGGGACCGGGGCGCGATCTAGGATGACCTCGTCGGCTGCCGCTCCGAATCGCTCGATCACGAACACCTCCCCGGTTCCACCGCCAGCCACAGGCTTGAGGACGATGCGATCTCCCTCGTCCATGTCGGTCGGGCGATTCGTGGTGAACTCGAGCGTGCGTGTTCCCGCCGTCCATGTGGCCACCACGAGCGGAGTGGAGTCATCCCAATCGAAAGCATACTGAGGATCGAACGTCGGCTCGATCGCGATCTCGACGTCCTGCTCTAGCGTGGTGGTCTCGAGCACGCGGAACGATGAGCCGCTCTTGAGAGCGACTGGGATCTTGACGTCGAGTGCGGTGAGCAGATCCGTTCGCTCGCCGGACGAGAGCGGGCGAATCGTGCCGCTGCCCGAATGGAGAGCCGCAAGGTCAACGGTGCCAACCCCCGCCCGCAACGGATAGACATATGCGCTCGCGATGCCCTCCTCCTCGAGCGCAAACTGTTCGTAGTCGTTCGAGTTTCCGCCCATGCCCGGCTGTTGGATCCGGTTGAGGATCCGCACGCGGTACGCCGGATCCTTCTCGGCATCCTCGCCATCCTCGTCGAGATCGAGCTGTAGCTCCGCCTCAACCTCGATGCCCGCCGGGGCAGACACGAAGCGCAGCACCTCGCCTGCTTGCAGCTTCGTTTGCTGGCCCGTGTCAACGGCGATGATATCGACGTCGATGAATCCAGCCGCGGGAATACTACCGCTCTCGTTGAGCTGATAGGTGAGGCCGCCTTGAGATATGAGCTGATCGCCAAGTGTGAATGTTGACGCAACCACGCCGACGAGGCGCAGGGCATCGGCCTTGCGCGCTGGCGTGGCATCCTTTCGATCCACCCCGTGAATGAACCCGTGCCGATTTTGCTGAGTCCCCGTGGCGGTGTCGGCCATCACGTCATCGGCAACCACGGAAAGAAAGTGGTTGATCTGGAAAGCCAGACCAGCGCTCACCGTGCCGCGCTTGTAGTCGTCGCCGAATCGGCCAGAATCGAAGTCGGGAAATGCAGCCTTGAATGCGTCAAGCCATCGCTGGCGCAGCTCTTCAAAGGTTGGGATATCGATCGGCATCGACTGGCTCCATGCTCAAGGATCAGATCTGGAAAGGCAACAAATCGGTCAACTCCAATTCCTCGCCCGTCTGCACGTCGGTTGTCGTGACGCTCGTGGTGATCCTATCGATTCTGCGCTCGGTTTCGAACTCTGGATCTGTGATTCGTCCGTCGTCAACGAGAGGCTGGAGCGCCTCGCTGAAAATGTCCTGAATCACGATCGGCGTGCGGAGGAGACTCTTTGCTCGCTCGAGCTCGAACATTCGCGAGCCGGCATCTGGATCGCCCCACCATTGCCCGAGCTTCGTCTGGATCTGGTGATAGATCGCCGTGCGCGCATCTCGCACCACTTGCACGGCGCCCCGATCCTCGTCGAGCACGTAATCCCGAGTGATCGGATCGAGCACTCTGGTTTTCCCGGCTGCCATCACTTCCCTTTCAGGATCGTGGTGTTGCTGTCTGAGGTTCCGAGCGTACCGACCACGGCATCGCCGCCAGCGGTTAAACCGGATACGCTGTGCTTGTGATCGTCTCGCGCGAGAGCCACGGCGCCGGAGCCATCATCGACGACCACCGTGCCATCGGCGAGCACGTGAACGCGGGCGGAGCTATTGTAGATAGCCGCCTCGTCCTCTGCCATATCCCGGATCGCCGTGAACGCCGCGCGTGTTCGCTCATCCCGTGTCGCGATGATCACCGGATGGGAACTGGCGCCGCCAACCTTGACGAGTATCACCTCCGGGCTCCCTGATTCCGGTGGGCGCGAATAGAACCCTACGCCGGAGAATACCTCGACGGCATCCTCGACCTCGTCATCGTGGCCGAGCAGCTGCCACAGCGCTCGCGTGGTGACCTTGACGGCAAGGCGCCGGATCATCTGCGCGACCACGAGCGATCCCTTGGAGACTGGACCGCGGTATTTTTTCTCGTCGCGTAGCCTCACGTCACCAGCTCCGTTCCCTCGGGTACGAGTTTCATCCGAGTGATCTCTCCCTCGTCGCGATCGACGCTGTAGGAAACGGACACGATCAGATAACGCCCGGCGACGATGCCCTCTATCTCAAGCTCGGCCATGGTGTCAAACGTGAACACGGCTGGAACATCGCCGCTCTCGAGTTTCATGGAGTGGCCTTTGACGGTGATTTCTACCACCTGTTTCTCCGCATCGCGAAACGCCAGCTCTCGGGCGGCGCGCTCCTTGGCATCGCGCCCGTTCTTCACCTCATCATCAGAGATGATCAATTGCTTGCGCGTTGCGAATGCGGATCCCGTGCCGTCTGCATTCGGTCCCTGGCGCGTGGTGTGCCGATGTTTCGTTACTTGTTCGCCATAGGTGGCGCCATCGCCTCGGCTAGAACCGACGACCGTGATCAGCGAGTAACGGTTGGCCACGCTCTCGGCGAACGAGACCTCGAGCACATTGCCCCGCGTTGTTCTCGAGCTGCCCTCTTGCGGTACGAAAAATCGCCATTGTGTCCCTTGCTTATAATTCGGCAACCCGACGACGAGATCCTTGCCATCGGCCGTAGACCATGCGAGCAGCCTGGCTGGCTTGAGGAATTGCTCGAGAACGTCCCAGCGTGTCTCGCCAGGCTCCACCTTCTTGGGCGCCTCGGAGGCTTTCGCGAAGAGCGGCTCGCTGCCAGCGGGCGCCTTACCGCTCCGCCTGCCGCGGACAAGATCCCGGTTGCGTGCATTCGAGAGTGTGACGCCCGAGAACGTTGGCGCCGCCACGAACTCGGCGAGCGCCTGTAGGCTCATTTTTCCGTAGGCTTTGAGATCGGATGACTCGTCGACCATGCGCCCGACCTTGTCTCTGCCGGTCACGGTGATCGTCGGCGACGCCTTGCTGATCGACAGCTCGCGCTCATCGATGAAACCTGTTACCACCGGCGTATCATCGATGCGCACCTCGACAAGCGCATCTGGTGGAACGAGATCCCAGATATCACGCCGGGCAGGAGCGAGTGCCAGTTCGAAGCTGTCGGCGGGCGTGAGCATGTCCGCGCTGATCGTGTAGCGCTGCCATCGATTGATGATGCGATCGTTGATCCGCAACGAGATCTCGTGGTTGTTTCTCTGCTCGGCCATCGCTTATGGCTGCTCGATCGTGAGGCGCGCGCCGACCTCGAGACGGTTCGGGTTGGGGATGTCGTTTAGCTCTCGCGTGCGCGTGTACTGTGCGAGCGCTCGTCGCCCGCCATAGATCCGCGCCATTAATGCGAGCAGCGGCTCCGTTCTTTTGAGCACGATCTCCGTGAGCTTGGGCGCCGTCTGGATCGCCAGCTCGGCCGCGCGCCGGATCGACGCTTGCAGTTTCAGGTAGGCCAGATATACCGGATACCGATCCACGTTGGTGAGGACTTCGAAGTTGTCGATCTCATCGTTGATTCGCGCGGAGATCCGATTGAGCTCGAGTGTGATCTCTCGGGGAGTGATGCCGACGGTGTCTCGCCATAGCTCTGCCGTGGATAGAGAGTCATCTTCCACCGACGGATCGCTATAGAGCGGATCGGGAAGGCCGGGATCTAACAGGGCGCCGGTGACATCTTCGCGCGCAACGCCCACCTCGGCCACGCCTGCGCCAACTGATTCGTCGCCGCGTGTCTCGAACGCCGCAGGGTCGAGTCCGGCCTCGACGAATGTGACGCTCACCTTGATGAAATCCCGCGCATCGGATGCGGCCGACACGCTGATTCCCTCGGGTAGCGCCGGATAGGATCCCGTCAACGGATGAACGAACGTCGGCGGCGCGCCCCTGTGCGCATCGTTGCAGAAATTGAGAAACGTGGTTAGCCGATTGATATGGTTGTCTTTCTGGCCAACGGTGGGAATGAACACGACCTCGCACTGCGTCGAGCGCGGGGTTGCGCCCATGTCCTGCAATACCGCGCCATCCTGGAACGGGAACTCGTGACGCGCGAGCACGCGCGAGACGTCATCCTCGGTCGAGACGACATCGAGCAGGATGCCGCCGTAGCTGCATTGAAAGAGCAGGCTCTCCCATTCGTCCATCTAGCGCGACCTTCTTTCTTTCTTCGCCTTGCCCACCTCAGCGCGGAGCAACCCTTGCTGATCGACGGTGACCTGGATCAGTGTTCGGGCGGCGCTCGCCGCGATGAAACTTTGTAGAACCTCGTTGCTCTTTTTGATCGCCTCATCGATCTCCGATTTCTTTTCTGCGCTAACGGTGGCCGCCTTGGCATCGAGCGCCGCCTGGCTGGCTGGATCTCCCATGATCAGACGTGGCGCAGCCTCGGTCCTTGATAGCGCCTTGGCCTGCGGGGTGAGCTTTCCGTTCTTGGTCAGCGTATCGAGGATATTCCTAGCGGCGCCAATCGATTGCGGTCCTGATAGCGCCGCAACGTTCCGTCGCACCCCTTCAATGTTCATGTTTTCGTCGAACTCTTTTTCCTGTTTCTTCTCCAGTCCGGCGCTGATGACGGCCTCGAGCGCCAATAGCCCGGATGTCGCTATGGACGTTGCAGCAATGATCAGGTTGAGTTTGCCGAGAGCGCCGACGAGGCCAGCCTTGAGACCGTCCGCACCCTTTGCCGCCTTGCTCAGCGTGAGCCCCAGCGACAGAAACTTGGCGCCGCCGACCACGAGCGCGACCTCGGTGAAATGATCGAGCAAGATCTCGACGAGCCGCACGAGCTTGTCGAGTGCCTTGGCAAAAGCATCGATCCGCTCGGGCGTGAAAATCCCGGTGAGCTGATTCTTGACGCGCTGCCATCCGGTGGCGATCTTGCCTGCGCTCGAGGCCTGGAACTCGGCGAACTGCCTTGCAGCGGTGCCCGCGGTCTCTGTCGTGTCCGCGAGCTTTGCCATCAAACCTTTGTTCGCCTGCCACGCGAGGAAAGCGAGTCTCATTTGCTTGTCTGGGAATAACTGATCGACGCTTTTACCTTTCTTACCAGTCTTAGCGAGCGCCTCGAACGCCTCGAGCATCTCGGTGATCGTTCGCTTCCGTTTCTTCCCGGTCTCGGGATCCATCGTGAAGAGCGATACCTTGTGTTTGCGCGCCTGCCGGCCGATGCCGCCGAGCAGGTTTTGCATGTTGGTTCCCGCCTCTTTCGCGGAGCCAGCGCCCTTGCGTACAACCTGGAATAGCGCGCCCATCTCGGCGAGCCCGGCCTTGCCGGTGGAC